AGCGTTTCTTCTTTCCGGGATTCTGTCCATAGAGATTTTAAGATCCATAGGAACTGCAACTTTAAGAGCCTGTCTTGTGAAGGCGATCAATTGATGCGACGTGCCGTTTGTATACAAAGGCATGCTTGGGTCATATCTGAAGTCTACTCCTAGGAAGCTTCCGATAACACCTGAGTCAATAGGTTTCGCATTTCTGAAGTCAGAAGATATAACTTGGTTTAGAGCCATAATATCTTTATAACCAGCACCACTTATGAAACAGTTGATGGTTTCGCCAGGCATTACAAACGAATCATTGAACGTCGTACGCATTGCAATAAGCTCGTCGATCGTTATTTCAGCTAAGTCTGTTGCTGCAGTCATAGCAGTTGATGATGCACCTGTTTTGTCATCAGCGTCGCCAATAAGAGCATCTCTTATGATCTCGTCCATCTTTTTACCAATAGCTTGCGCCATTGCAGTAACATAAGGACCGGTTGGATCATAAACCATTCTCATATCATCCATTGTGTCAAGTGTAGCATGACAATGGTATTGTCTCAAAGTCAAAGATCTTGCCGTATGTGGTAAGGTGTTTGCTTCAAGCTCTTGGTATCTATCTGTCACTTCACTAACAGCGATTTCACCCATTCTCTGGAAAACAACTCGTTCCCCAGGTTTGCCGCCCACTTGAGTCATATCGACGTGTGGAAGGTATAGCGAGGCTTTTTGTCTCGCAAGCATGTATACGTCAGATTTAAACTGCGTATAATATGCGTTATTTAAAGTTTCTATGTTTGCCATTTTCTTTACTTTAATTAGTTGACTATTTAAACAATTTGTCGACCTATTGCTTATCGATCAGGAGTACAATCCCCATATTTCGGGCTAGTCTAGGTTTTGAGTCTCGTGGACTGCTCGATATTGGCGGGCTTGAGCTAGGCTTGTCGCCAAAATTAGTTATTATAAGCCAGTTGATAGAGCTCGGTTATTTCCCGTTTCACTATCTCGTGCTTTGGATCGAATCGGTTGTAATAGGCTTCCCGGGTAGGAGTATCAGCCATCATTAATTCAATACGACGACGTGCATCATCGGGGGTGGTTCCAAACACTTCGGCCTTCTTAGAATCAGGAACTGAGTCCTCGATAAGGCCTTCACCAATCTTAGCTACAAATTTGATAAACTCGGGGTGATCTTGAAGACCTGTGACCTTTACAAACTCGGCCAACTCTTTCGAACCATACTGAGTAAGTGCCCGATTCGCCATCTCCATCTTCTTATCATACGCAGCACCAAATTCCGCTTTCAATTGCGTGCGGAACTCGTTCAAGGTTGTTTCATAGGCTTTTGCTTGTGCCTCTGCTTGGGCCTTGGAAAAGTCGTTAAAACCTTGGGCAATCTCGAGGGCCTCGTTCTTAGTTATGCCCGCTTTCTTAAATATCCCCCTAAATTGTGTAGCGACATCATCGGCTATATCCATACCCTCTGGAAACGTGTACTCACTTATATCTTGCGGGATCCCGCGACGTGTGTTAATAATTGCTAGCTCCTCAGGTCCGTAATTCTCGACCTTTTTCCCGATAAACCCTTCAAGATTTTCGTATGCTTTAAGCAATTCATCAGCATTTGCGAATTTAGTCGCTGATGGACGTTCCCGGTTTTCTACCGCCAATATTTCTGAAAGCGTCTTTGGGGTATTGACTACAGGCTCAGACGGTGTTATAATTGCTTCTGTGGTTGGTTGATTATTCGTGTTTTCCATTATTCATCCTCGGATATTAGTTGATTAAGTTCTTGAAGGTCCAGGTTGAGAAAAGAGGTTAGACGCAGAGCTACACGTCTAAGACCTTCGTTATAGTGTGTGGCATAAGAGTCCCCGACCACGTATGTCGGCTTATTGTAGTGACAGAAATCTAGAAGATCCTTCAGGACTCGACGTCCTTGTGGGGTGCTAAAGACTAATTTATAGTCTTCTACTTTGCCCCGGTTAAAAAAAGAATTAAACATACCTAACTACCGTTAATTAGTGAATTTGCTTTTGCAAAACTTGCACTTGCGTCTCCAAGCATCTGTAATCCTTGAGTCATTTGGGCAGCTTGTTGCTGTTGCTCTCGGCTGGCTCTTAGTTGAGCGACCTCTTCAGGAGACCTAAGGACCCCTGCCGGAACCCCGTTCACGTTTGCAATGTGCTGGAAAGTGCGGTCGATATCAAAGTTGTCCATGAGATTAGGGTCAATCTGTAAAAACGGGAGTACACTCTGTACCGTTCTCTGAATGGCTTCAATATCTGAATATTGTTGGAGGTGCGAGAGAGGAGACGTGAAATCCAAGCGTATATTAACACCTGCCAATTGCTCGGGGAGCTCAGGGAACTTACCTTGCCGTTGAAGGATGCCCCTCACCCTAATTAGGACAGGCTCTAACATCTCGGTCTGGATTTTCCCGATTTGTGGTCCCATTAATCTGGTTTCTTCTCTTCGGAATTCGATAATTTCTGTGGCGGTTTTCTCTACGTTCGGGTTATAGGTTTGTAAGCTTCCTATAAAGAACCTATCCCGAATGTTTTGATGCGTTAATTCTAGAAGTTGTTGTGTAACTGGGAGATTTCCTCCTACCATCATGGGTTGAAGCCTTGGCTGTTGAGAGATTGAATCTAAGCCGCCAACTACAGGCTGCCCAGGTACAAGACGGACTTGGGTCAGGACTCCATCGTCACTTACTAGAATAGGAGGGTTTCCCATTCTCTCAGCTGTCTCAAGCAACGTCTTACGAATAGCGTTAGCTTGTTTAACATCGGGTAAAGCTGTCCAAGCAGGTGAGCGTCCGTAGACATCGCCAGCTCGGCGAGCCCAACGAGCAACAATATAAGGCATTTCCATAAACCCGTTACTGCTTAAAAGCTCCTCGCCATCGGCGGGGAAATAATATGAAGAGTAAGGCTTCCGCTTATCAACAATTTTATCGGTATGACTCTTATCAAACACTGCGTGCACAATAGTTATCAGACGATCAGGCTCGTTTACAGCTTGTGTCTTTAGCTCGCTACTGCAATCAGGCCACTGAGTAACTACCTGCCGTTGAGTCATTTTCATCAAGCGAAACACAGAATCAACGCGACCTGTATGATCTTCACTAAAGTAGAGGGCCGCACACGGGACAATAGAGAAACGGATACTATTGTTCGATGTGTTCTCATCAACATACATACCAGCATTTCCGTATACAACAAGATCCAAGATAAACTCATGAGCAACAGAATAAAAATTCGCTGACGTCTCGTTTATCGCTGCTCGCATTATGAGCGTAGCTTGTTCAAGGAATCGTCGAACACTAACATCCTCGGCCAAGGAAGGGTCGAGTGCCTGGATATTAAACCATGGATCGGCATAATTTATTAGACCGCTACAAATCGTCGCTGCAAGTTGCTCGGCCGCGTTTGCTCCCTCTGTGTCAAATAAATCTGAACGTGGGGCTGCTCGAGTACTATGAGTACGCGGGAAAGATCCGATAAAATCATCCCGATAAGGTGCGTAGTACTTAGAAAGCTGTGCAAATACTGATTCATAAGGCCTACGAGTTGCCTCTGCACGTCTAAAAGCGTTGATAATATTTTGGGATATTGTCTGTGTCATTTAAGAACCTCGTATAGGGGTATAAGGGGTCACACTGGCTGTAGTGGCGGTCGGGTTTACAAACACAGTTCTGGCGGGACGCACTATTTGACTTTTCATATAAGAACTGGTATCAAACTGTCGTGCACCAACCTGAAATGGATTGTTGACATCAAAAGATTGCCACAACTCACTAACAGCAACAGCCGGGTAACCAATCGGGTCCTGCTCTTTTGCCAGGATATTTTTTGACCCTAAACCATAATTAAAGAGATCGCTAATAGCTTGAGGAGCTTTCACCTGTCCAGGACGTGGTCGCGTTTCGGTAAGAGCCCCTGGAAGGTTATATCTCTGCGATTCATAAACAGTTGCAAGACCCATCTAGACCCTCGGCTGGTAGTTTGGTGATTTAGGCCCTTCGAAAAGGCGTCGTATCTGCAGTGCCTGATAATTGGCAAGCTCGCCAAGGTTCATTTTGTACGGTGTCCCGGTGGTCGGATTCGTCGATTGCCCTGTAACTGATGTTGTGATGTTTGGTAATTTGTCATTTAAGAGACCTTGGCGCCGTGCTTCTAAATACACCGGTCTAGGCCCACTACTACCACCTCCCCCTCCTCCTAAAAATCCCATCTTCCCTCTCCGTTGCTCGGGTCCTTATAGACCGTTTATAGTACTGGTCACCAGGCTGGTACGCCCTAAGGCCGTCCTGGTGATTATATATTGTAACATATTTTTAACAATTTGTCAAGCCCTGTTTTTCCACCTCCAGGCCTCTTTTGTATTCTCACTCCGCGTAATCCAGGTACAGTTTTCTGGGGCATACCCTAAATCATTGTCAATTCGGTGTATTGTTAAGCCCTTCTGCCATCCAGTATCTTTTGACCACGCATGGAATGCATCATAATTATCCCACTCACAAGTTATTTGAATCCCGCGCCCGCCATACCTGTCATAAGCATGGTGATTAGGGTTGGTGCACCTTTGCTTCATGGAGAGCCAAGTAACATATGGCCCCTCGGTATTTTTAGAAATGATAAAGTCTCTGGCACGTTGATCTAAAGTTGAGTGATTTTGCTGTCGATACTCTACAGCCTTCTGCCGAATATGCTCTTTATTTTTAGCTGCCCACGCGTGGTTGCTGCGTTTTATCGCCTCTCGCCCTTTTTCTGTTTTTCTGTATTCGGCATGACGAGAATTTGTGCACGCTTTACAAATATTGGAATAACCATCCTTGCTTTTTGTTTTTTTATAGAATACACTCAGCTCTAATATCTTTTTACAACTTGAACATTGCTTTAAACCTTGATACATATTTTCCTCTTAATCCTTTAATTCACTCGGTCCCAACCC